TGTAATAGAATCAGTCGGCTATTTGGTGAAGATGAAATACAAAAGTTTTCTCCGTGGGGTATTGTAAAGGCTGATACGGTTACAACGTATGGTAAGACACATCAGAAGTATAATATTTTAGGGGTATCTATTTTAGATTATCTTGATCTGTATAGAAAGTTTACCTATGTGAATAGAGAATCATATAGGTTAGATTTCATAGCTGAGGTAGAGTTAGGTGAAAAGAAACATGAGAATCCACATGAAACATTTAGAGATTGGTATACAAATGACTATCAATCGTTTGTAGATTATAATGTTCAAGACGTTGAGTTGGTAGACCGCCTTGAAGATAAGATGAAATTAATTGAGTTGTGTATTACATTAGCATATGAGATGAAGGTTAATTTTGTTGATGTTTATTCTCCAATTCGTATGTGGGATATTTTTATTTACAATTTCTTGAAAGATAAAAAGGTAGCTGTACCACGAAAGAGAGCACATAGAAAAGATGATAAGTATGTGGGTGCATATGTAAAAGACCCACAGACAGGGTTACACAATTGGGTGATGTCATTTGATTTAAACAGTTTGTATCCGCATTTGATTATGCAGTATAATATTTCACCAGAAACATTGGCGAAAGAAGCTAATCCGCTGGTGTCTGTTGATAGATTACTGAATAAAGAATTAGAGATTGTTGATGATGGCCATGCAGTCACACCAAATGGGGCACGATTTAGAAAAGATTTTCAAGGGTTTCTGCCAGACATGATGGAGAATATGTATAATGATCGTGTTAAGTTTAAGAAGTGGGCATTAGAAGCTAGGCAACAATATGAAAATAGTAGGGAAGAAAGATATTTGAATGACATATCTAAGTATGATAATATTCAGATGTCTAGAAAGATTGCTTTGAATAGTGCTTATGGGGCAATAGGTAATCAGTATTTCAGATATTATGATGAGAGAATGGCGACAGCCATTACAACAGCAGGTCAGTTGTCGATTCGATGGATTGAAAATGCAGTTAATGGTTATCTGAATAAAATTTTAGGTACACAAGATAAAGATTTTGTATTGGCTTCAGATACAGATTCAATTTATGTAGTGTTTGATGAACTGATTGAAAAGATTAAGCCGAAGAACCCTGTAGACTTTTTAGATAAGGTGGGCAGAGAAAAGCTGGAACCTTTTATTGAAGAATGTTATAAAGAACTTGCAGAGTATGTGAGAGCATACGATCAGAAGATGTTTATGGCGAGAGAAGTTATCGCCGATAAAGGTATATGGACAGCCAAGAAAAGATACATTCTTAATGTGCATGATAGTGAGGGGGTACGGTATAAAGAACCACAGTTAAAGGTGATGGGTATAGAGGCAGTAAAGTCCTCAACGCCAGCCCCATGCAGAGAGATGATTAAAACTGCATTGAAAATAATTATCAATGAAGATGAAGAAACACTGAACACATTTATACAATCATTCCGTAAAACTTTTATGAATTTAAATCCAGAAGATATAGCATATCCTAGGTCATGTAATAATTTACAGAAGTATAAAAGTGAATCTAACATCTGGTCCGACGGAACACCGATGCACGTTAAGGGGGCCTTGGTATATAATTATCTATTGAAACGAGATAGATTAGTAAATAAGTATCCCCTTATACAAGAAGGTGATAAGATAAAATTCCTTGAAGTAACAACACCAAACGCATATCGAACGAATGTCATTTCATTTATGACTAGGCTTCCTAAAGAATTTGACTTGCATAATCAGATAAACTATGATATAATGTTTGATAAGAGTTTTGTGGAACCCTTGACGTTTATATTACAACAGATTGGGTGGAACGTAGATCGTAGCTATGGAACAGCTACAACATTGGAGCATTTATTCGGATGAATAAAGAATTATATGATTATTTGCATGAGCATGACTTCTACTTAAACAAAGGTGAGTTTCGTCATTGCACAGAGAAGTATGGTAAGGAGGAGTTTAGGCTTACCATAGCACAGTATGTCTCAGAAAAGAGGCCTGCATTTCCGTTTCGGGAGTTGTCGTATGCGGACATGGTAGATAACTTTCAGAAACTACAGAGGGCAGACTATACAAAGTTTATTACACCAAGAGATCAGATAACGAATGAAGTTATTGAAAAGTATGATGACTACAAGTATGAGTTTGAAACGTGTGGACAAGGCCTCATAGATACACCATCTACGTTTAATGCTTGTAGTGATTACTTTATGAATCATCTACGTTTAAGATGTGGGTCGTATGGTTTCATATCACCGGCTCAAGTATGGGAGCAGGGCACACCTAAACAGATATGGTCATCTATTGGTGGTTTATGGAGAGGTGTAAACACCACCCAAGATTTAAGTCCCAAGAGTGTAATGGAAGTTTTACGATTGGGCACTTATATTGCCACACAGTTTAAACCAATTGTAGCAAAGGTCATTTATAATATGACAGATGCCAAGACTGTACTTGATACATCTATGGGTTGGGGTGATAGACTAGCTGGTTTCTTTGCATCAAATGCCACTCATTATATTGGTTGTGATCCAAACCCTAATACATTTAAAGTATACTCTGAAATGATTAGAGAGTATAGTAAGATGTCACCAGGAAAGACTACACAAATATACAGATGTGGTGCTGAAGATTTGCCATGGGAGACGATTGAGAATGTAGATTGTGCATTTACATCGCCACCATACTTTGCGACTGAAAGATATAATGAGGGAGGTGACTTTGAAGAAGATCAGTCATGGAGTAAGTTTAGTGAATATGAAAGGTGGCGAGATGAGTTCTATCTCCCAGTGGCTCTAAATAGTTTTAATGCTTTAAGTGAGAAAGGATTTCTAATGACTAACATTATGGATCCTAAAATTAAAAATGTGAGATACTATTCATGTGATGAATTAGTAGATCACCTACAACCAGATTTTCTTGGGCAAATTGGTATGCGAATCATGCAACGGCCTCAAGGGAAGAATAAATTTGAAACTAAGGAAGAGTTAGTTGAATTTATGAATAAGCTCTACATTGAAAATGTATGGTGCTTTGGAAAATATAAGACGTTTGATTTATTTCGACACACCAGACGAGCGACATTGGAGGGATTGTTTTAATGTTAAAATCATTTTGGTGGAATAGAGATTGGGCCCTGTGGGCTTGGGGTGGACTTATTCTACTAATAGGATCATTGTGGTTACAGGTGCAGATGACAGTAGCCATCAATGCGTGGTATGGAGTGTTTTACGATCTGTTACAGAACGCTGGAGATTATGTAGATAAGTCTGACGAGGGCATTGCACTATTCTTTAGTCAGCTTATTTCGTTGAAGTATACAATGAGTGGCTTTGATAGTGAAGTTGCTAAAGTATCTTTTGCTGAGATTGCATTTCCGTATGTGGCACTAGCCATCTTTACAGGTTGGTTTGCAAGAATATACGGACTGCGTTGGCGCCAAGCTATCACGTTCAGTTATATTCCAAGATGGCGTGCTGTCGATGGTGAGATAGAAGGAGCCTCACAACGTATACAAGAAGATTGTAATAGATGGGCAAGAATCATCGAGTCATTAGGACTGCAAGTGGTACGAGCAGTGATGACATTGATTGCGTTCATTCCAATCTTATGGGGTTTCAGTGACAAGGTAGACTTACCAATCATTAGAGATATAGAAGGTTCATTAGTATGGGCTACTCTATTAGTATCTGTTGGTGGTATGGGTATCAGTTGGTTTGTGGGTTGGAAACTACCGCATTTAGAATATAATAATCAGAGAGTAGAAGCTGCCTTTAGAAAGGACTTGGTGCTTGGTGAAGATGACAAGATCAACTTTGCAAAGCCAGAAACATTAGGCGAACTGTTTACAGGCATTAGGTATAATTATCATAGATTGTATTTACACTATGGATACTTTGATGGATGGGTATCCCTCTACGACCAGTTTATGATTATTGCGCCTTACATTGTAATGGGACCTGGTTTGTTTACAGGCATGATTACTCTTGGTGTTATGGTGCAGGTCAGTAATGCATTTAGTAGAGTGCATGGAGGCTTTGCATTATTCTTACACAACTGGACAACGATTACAGAACTGCGTTCAATTTGGCGTCGTCTGCATGAGTTTGAAGCCAATCTAAAGAGGTACGGAGCATGAGTGGAGAAACGATATTGTTAAGTGCAATTGGTATAGGCCTTGTGGGAGTAGTTCTTTTAGCACATTGGATTGATCGGCGTATAGTCCGAAAGATTGAATTGTATGAAGAGCGTATGGTCGAACAGGGCATATACAAAAGACACTTTACAGAGAAAGGTAAAAATTGATTGTTGTTAGCTGTATATGAAAATAAGAAGTATAAAACAATGAATATTCCTCTCTCCCAAAAGGATCTAGTAAAAGAGATGCTTAAGGAGAGAGGGATTGAATGGTATACTATGAGCTGGAGTGAAGGAGAAACAGAAGATGTCAAACTTCTTGAAGAATGTAATTAAAGAAACAGGAAATGAATATGGTACAATTGTTAGTGACGGTCTTGCTACTGCTGATGTGTCTGGCTATGTCGATACTGGGAGCTTTATTTTTAATGCTCTTTGTTCCGGTAGCCTTTATGGTGGGCTACCTCAGAATAAGATTACTGCAATCGCAGGGGAGTCAGCCACAGGAAAGACGTTCTTTGTCTTAGGTGTATGTAAAACTTTTCTGGAAGATAATCCAGGGGGTAGTGTGGTTTTCTTTGAGAGTGAATCGGCTATCACTAAAGATATGATTGAAGAACGAGGTATAGATTCTTCTCGTATGGTGATACTACCTGTGACTACAGTGCAAGAGTTTCGGCATCAATCTTTAGCAGTGCTTGGTGCATATGAAGATGATGAAGAACAGAAACCCTTACTTTTATGTCTTGATAGTTTAGGTATGTTATCTACAACGAAAGAGATAGAAGATACAGAAGCTGGTAAAGAAACTAGAGACATGACGAGAGCTCAGATAGTCAAGGCTACTTTTAGAGTTTTGACTTTGAAGTTGGGTAAACTGGGTGTACCATTGATACTGACTAATCATACCTATGATGTGGTGGGTTCGATGTTCCCACAGAAAGAAATGGGTGGGGGTTCAGGACTCAAGTATGCTGCATCACAAATCATTTATCTATCAAAGAAGAAAGATAAGGATGGAACAGAGGTGATAGGTAACATCATCCATTGTAAGACATACAAGTCCCGTCTAACAAAAGAGAATCAAGTGGTAGACGTTAGGTTGTCTTACACAAAGGGTTTAGACAAGTATTATGGTCTTTTAGATTTAGCACTAGAAGCTGGTATTTTTCAGGCAGTGTCAACAAGAATAGAGTTACCTGATGGCACAAAGACATTTGGCAAGACGATAAATAATGATCCGGAGAAATATTATACTGATGAAGTTATGCAAAAAATAGATACATTTGCTAAAGAAAAGTTTTGCTATGGATAATTATATTCGTGTTTACGACGATGTAGTAGATAAAGATTCTTGTAATCTTCTTATAGGTAAATTTGAAACATATGAGGATCAGCATGAAGTTGTTTTAGTAAAAAATAAAAACATGGCTATTTCTTTTAATCAAATCAATATCTTTAACCACGATGAGTGGAAAGGTATACGAGAACAACTGATAGAAGCTATGTTGTATTATGTAAACATCTACAAAGAAGAATGTAATATACTTGAGATGATGTGGCCCGAGAAATTTGGATACGAGGCCATTAGAATAAAACGATATTTGGCTAATGATTATGATAGATTTGATGAGCACGTGGACTCTACTGCAGGATGCCAGAAGAGGTTTCTCAATTTTCTTATGTATCTAAACGATGTTGAGGAAGGTGGAGAGACAGAGTTTCCACAGATAATGAAACCGGGAACATATATGCCGTTGTCGGTTAAACCTAAAGCAGGAACGATGGTAATATTTCCACCTATGTGGTGTTGGTTACACGCTGGCAGAAAACCAATATCTGGTCCTAAATACTTTGCCCATTCGTATTTACATTACC